CCCGTAGTTTCAAAGTCTAGCTGGTGTTTCCACATGTACCGCACCTCAACCTCTGCCGCCGCCGTAATGCCAGGATACGCCTCACAAAGCGCCGTGGTGGTCTTTGAAGCCAGTACAGCCGTTGTGCCTGCCGATGGCGCTGTATCCACGTCGTACGCCGTTGCGTAGGCTGTGAGCGTCTCTGCGGCCTCAAATACCCCGTTGATTACCTCAACGGTGAGCGCTGGCGTAGCCCACGCGCGCACGATACCTAGCGCCCCAGAGGTGCCCCCGCGCACGTAATACCCCACCGTAAACGCGCCTGAAGCGCCCGTGACAGAAAACACGCTGCGCACACCGGACGTTGCAAGGCCACCTGTATAGATTATCCGCAACCCCTTGCGCGCCGTCCATGTCAGTCTATAAGGTAATATTACAGATAGGCCATCGGCCCCGTAGATACAGTCGCTTATTTCGCTCTGTGAGCCATCCCACTCGCCTGATGAATCCTCGTATACAGATGTGAGTGTTGTAGCTGGGGGGGACTTAATCCAATATTCATCACGGTTGTACGTCACATCAAAATATTCAGTGCGGCTTTCCGATAGGAATCGCCGATTACAGTACGCCTCTATCTTGTCTGACACTGCCGCAATCCATACGCCAAACATGCGCTCGGCAATGGGCCCGGATGTTTGCGCCGTCTGTCCTATTGCTGCGGCATAGCGCCGCATCCGCTCGTAACTGGTAAGCTGTAATGAAGGGGAAGCCATCAGTCGCTCCGGTATGGTGTACAGGGTGAGGCCGTTTCCGACCCCACCCTCGCATCTTCAGTCACGGCCCGACTTAATAGTTCAGGTCGAACACAGGGCTGTTCGTCTGCGGATCGCGGTCGCACTTGCCCTTGACAGCTATGATGCCGAAGTTGGCAGATGCGCCAGCAACACGCGTGCGCGCCCACATATACCGTTTGAACTCCTTGGCCTTGATTGACGCGGTGTGCAACCCGTTGTCATTCGCCGCTGTGATCTGCGTGAACGCCGCGCTCGTGCTTGCCGTATCGCTCGGTGACGCGTTGCCCGTAATCAGCGTTGCGTCATCGGGGTCATCGGTTGCGCTGTCCATAATCGCAACATCAAGCGTCCCGGCCCCGTGCATCACGCCCACGTTTATGATGAAATTGATTTCATCGCACTCGCGGGTGTCGATACCGTTTCCGGTGATTGTCTGCGCTACGCCGTTGTATTGCGTGCCGGGCGCAGAACTGTACTTCCCTGCCGCAACTACCTGCGTATAAAGCAGGTCTTCAATGAGTTTTCCACGCATTGTCTATCTCCCTTGAATTGGTGAAGCGGGGGTGATTGCCACCCCCGTCGTTATTGGTCAACTACCGATCAGCCTTCCGTCCACTTCGACTCCGTGGTTTCCGCATCTGTCAGAAACGCAAACGCGGTCACGCGGCCCACATTGCAATCGACTTCCTGGAATGCCACCATGTAGAACTGGTCTTTGAGCATGGCGCTGTTCCCGCTCGCATCACTTGCCACATCGGAAACACGAATCTCAAGCCCACGCCAGAACCCGGCGTAGAACTGCGACCAGTTCCCGAATATGACTTTTGAACACGTCGAGCTGGTGCCCTTGGCAACTGCTGCACTGAGCTGTGTCGTGGTGCGAATCTTGTACCCCAACACCTGCTCAAGCTGCTCGTTGCTCATCAGGACGGCCATCGGGTTAATCGGCTGGCCCTGTCCAAGCGGCTGGCCGGTGAACTGCGGGATACGCTCACGCCGAAGCCCGCCGAGCACCTCGGGACGCATGATGTATCCGAAGTTTCCACCCTGCACAAGCTCGTCCGCCACATCAATCGCCTGCACCATGCTGGCCGCATTGTCGATGCGGAAGCGCCCACCGTTCGCGCCAATGGCGGTCGTGGTGGTCGTGCCGGTCTGCGTCAGGATGCCCTTGGGCTGTGACTCTGTGCCAAGCCCGTTGAGCCATCCGTCGTGAATCGTGAGCGACAGTGCATCGGTCAGGTTCGTCTTGATGATTCCGTCAGCCACACCGCGCGTCTGGTAAGATAGCCTGCGTGAGAACTTCGTAAACGCACCGGCCTTTTTCGGGCGAAGCGTGAACTGTCCGAATGCACCCGAACTCTCCGTTACCGCCTCGGTCTCGCCCACCCAGTAGCCAGTGTTGCGCGAGGTGATACGCGGAATCGGAAGGTCACCGACAAGGCCCGTCAGCTTCGTGACGCCCATTTCCATAATCGGCATCTTGGCAATGGTCAGGCCAACAATCTCATCGGACACCTCTTCGGGAATCAGATACCCACCCTGTGAGCCATCGCCCGCAATGTGGTCTCTCTTCATGACATCAGCGTGCGCGCGAAGCATCTCAAACTCGTGCCCCGCACCAGCACCCTTGAACCCGCTCTCTTCGTCCCTGCGCAGGCTGTTGAGCGCGCCCGCCACGAACGAGCCCCACGACCACTTCTTTGCGGCCTCTTCCATGCCAGGCACGTGCATCGCGCTCTGTTTGGCAACCGCTTCGTTCACCTTGTCAATCGACTGTTTCACTTCGGCAAGGCTGGTTTCCATCTTTGCATAAATCTCTTTTGCCTTGCCCTCAAGCGCTGTACCGTATTCGGCCTTGTGCGCAGCCATCGAAGTTTCGATGCTCGTCTTGGTCTCGGCAAGTGCCTGTTTGACCTGTTCCACGCCTGTGTTCTCCATAACCTCTCCCTGTTTGGGTTAGCTGTTGAAACGCAATTCGTTCCGTATCATGTCAACCGAATCAGCGTAGACATCACCAGCGGGCTCAGACACCGGCAGGACCGGTGGCGCAGCGGTGGTTTTGCCCTTACTTGCTTCGGCAATGGCATTCTTTAATTCGTCCATCTTCGCGCCAAGCGCCTGCAACTGCGCGCAAAGCTGGTTTGTAGCTTCAATCTGTTTCTGCGTAACCTCGCGCAATTCCTTGACCTCTGATGCGTCGGGAATAACCCCCGGCGGGACATCGACAACAACATCCGGGGTTGTCCGGGTTTCAAGCGTTGCGACAATGCTATCTACCCACTCATCGGGAAGCACATGCTTGAACGCCTCGGCGTTGTCCTTGATTACCGTGCGGTCTTCCACTGCCATGTCCTTCAACGCATTCTGTAGCGCATTGGGGTTTGCTGGTACGGGACACGGTGAATACTCAAGCAGCTCCCATGAGCGAAACTCGAGGCCATTGTCACCCAGGCCGATTTCCTTGCGCTCATCGGCGCTCTTTGGCCTGTATGTATCTATCGGCAGGAAACCGATTGAACACGCTGGCATTGCGCCGCTGGCAATGAAGTTGAACACAACACCAGAGCGGCCCGTGGGGTCAACGCGATTGTCGAAGTAAAGTCCCTGTGACTTGATGTTGCTTTCATCCTTGTCATACCACACCTTGAGCGACTTGCCGACAGGCGGCGACTGGTAATCGTGTGCGAACTGTATCGTAGGGTTTTTCTTGAAGTTCACCATGACCGCGCCCTTTGCGCGCACAATATCGCCATAGCGGTCAACCGTTTCATCGGTGATAACATGCTCAATAACGCGGCTCTCGTACCCCTCAAGGTATTCAAGCCCCACGGCGGCACAGAGTTTCTTGCATTCGTCGGCAGACAACTCAACGCGCTTGGGTTTACGCGGGCTAAACGCCTTATATTGCTTGCCTGTCGTGCGCTCTTTTACTCCCATTGTGCCTCCCCATTTCACAGCCCTACCATCATGCGGTGCATGGATGGTGTCTGCCGGTTTTGTTTTGTGCGCTCTTGCTGCCGCACTGGCCGCTTCTGTTTGCGTTTTGCTGTGTTCACCATAATAAAAAGGCCGCACTCACTAAAGAGAACGGCCTCATGGACTCGGTTGTGTTAAATGTCGGTTATGTATTAGCTAATAGAACACACTCACAGTCTTTGCGTTTGTCCCCTTTTCATATATTCTGCGCACATGAAGCGGGAACACTGGTGATGTCAAAAACGGCTCTTCAAACCTTGTCCCTAGTACATCGTGCGTCTGTAACACTACTGCAAATGGCTGTTTCACTCGCACCCAATCCCCATGCACGTTTACTTCCATATCAACACTGTATATCCCGGGCCTGTCTGCCGTAACCGTTACCGCCCGGGGGTTGGCACCATCTAAAAGCAACTCGTTGTCTGATGGCACAATATCAACCATCTTTGACAGCCTCGGCCCGAACTTAACTACGGGCTTTGTAATCACCTCTCCGTCAACCACGTCGCCCGGAAGCGGGTACTGCCTTTGTCTTGGGGCCTTGTCCTTCGCCCCTGGTGTTCTGCCCATCGTCGCCCTCCCTTATACGGGAACAATGTAGCGCGTGCCCTTGCACGAGCTACTTCTGCAAACAATCTCAACCTTTGCTGTTCCGTTTCCGGCGACTTTGACAAAGAGCAATCGGCCACACCTCGGGCATCTCACTTGCTTTGATGCTGTCGGTGTGCCTTCAGTCATAATAATATATCGCCGTTTTCGGTTTCGCAATCATTTAATATTCGTGCCGCTGGCCATGCTGTTATACTTCGCTGCGGACTCTGTTAGCTTTGCAATGCGCTCATTGAGTATCTCAACCTCGCGGCGCGATGCATCTATGCTCGCCTTGTCAATCTCAATCTTCATGGTATGCGTGCTTTCCGTTGGCTGTCCATAGCGCGGAGATGTGAAGCGGTACACTACATACAGTTGCACCAGCAACACAACAATAAGCTGTGTCCACGTTACCGTCACCATCTATCCTCCAAGCAAGGCGGGCGGCGGGAAGTCCCGCCGCCGCACCGAGCAACGCCCTCGATTATTGGTTACCGTCCCGCGCCGCATTATGCATCCTCCTATCCACCCAGTTTTCCTCTTGTGTGCCCCATGTCAAATTGTCGGGCCGGTTGTCCTGTTTGTTTCCGTTTAAGTGCCGCACCTGATGCTTTGGTGTGGGTGGCTGTCCATGAAAGGTAGTGCATATCATCTTGTGTATTGTTTTTGTTATCCTTTTCCCGTTCACCTCAACAGAAACCACCATATACCCGCGTCCGTTTGAATGTCCCCTCAGTGCTCGAAATCCCATACATCTCTGCGAGTATATTCTTCCATCACTTCCTGCCATATAGCAATCACTCGCGCCTATCGGTATTTGCTTGAGTGTTACCGTGTGGCCATCCTCAATTATTGTGGTGTCTCTACTGCTATCAGCGAACACCGGCAGTTAATCACATTTGCCGCACTGCCACGCGGGTCGAGTGGATACCGCAACCCGCATCCCGGGAATGACTCACCAAGGCGTATCGGCCCCGCCATCCCTGCCGCCTTGTGGTCTGCGCCTATCTCCGTGCGCACCTTCTCATCGCCTGCCGTCAACCATTCAACAAACTCTATGCCCTCTGCGTGGAACGCGTCGAACCGTGACGAACTGCTGATTGTGCCGGTTTCCGTGCGCGCGATAGTCAGGGCTTGATTTTTCCGTATCTCGCCCACATCCCCAAGTGCTTCCTTGACCAGCTTTGCCGTAGCCTGGGGGGTAGCGTTATCATTCATGGCCGTTTCTATTGCATTGCCTATCTTCTCCCGCGCGCGCTCGAATGTGGTGGTATTGATTGATTTTATCTGCTCTTTGCGGCGGGAAATAAACAGCCCCACCTTTTCATCGGTGACATTCCACTCTATCAGCGACCCCAACTCTTCCATCAAGCGCGCCTGCTCTGCTAACATCTGCTCAAGCACAAGCGGCTTCCATAGGGCGGTAAGCGCCGCGTTTTCCTTCATCAAGTCAAGCATAAACTGCTCGATGTCGATGTTGAGCACGCGCCCGACAATGGGAATATCCTTGACCACCTTTTCCCCGGAAT